AGAACTCGAAAAGATAAGTTTGTTAAAGTTAACTGCAATGGCGGCAATTTCCGCAGCATCAAATACCCCAGTCGGTGCAGCAGCACCCGCTGGAGTAACAAGCGGAGGAAATGAAATTGCGGAAAAACTTGATGCGATACACGAGGCGCTTATTGGAGGAAAAGTTTCAGTTTATATGGACGGAGCGTTAGTTTCTAGAACATTGGCCAAGACATCTTAATATTTATAACTTATGGCAGACAATACATTTTTAGCTCCACTATCACCTATACAGCGAAGTACACCTGCGCAAAATCTGATAGCATTCCAAAAGAATGAATATAATTTATATAATAAGTTTAGTCCATATTATCAAGCTGGTGGGGATATTGGATCTAACCAGCCTTATATATACACGAAGCTTACTGACTCAAACTTTCAAAAGAATTTAACTAGATACGACACGACAGCATTTCCCGTAGGTTCTACCGCAAGAGATGTCATAAGAATGACAAAGTTTTCAACAAGCGGTATTGGTTTATTATACACGGGGAAACAATTATTACTTCAGCAGCAAAACGCATTCAACGAAACAAGAATCTATAATCCATTAAGTTTATTGAAAGCAACGGCAAGACCCGGTTCGCTTGGGTTAATAGGATATCCACAAAGACATTTGGAAACAAGCGGAGGGTTGCTAAACTTCTTCAAAGATTCTCTATTAAGTACGTTTGGGTTTTCTACCAAAGACTCGGAAAAACCGAGACTGGATGGTACTGCTACTGGAGAAAATGGAGTTCCATATTCTGAATATGCAAGTAAAAGAGGTGGAGCAAAATATGGGTTGCTAAGATACCCCACTGCGTCAAAAGCTGTTTCAAATTTTAATGAAATTTGGGCATCAAATGCTGGTCAAAATGATAATGGAGGAGGATTTTTACAAAAGTTGGCAAGCGGACTGGTGGATAAACTTCGCAAACTTATACCAAGTACGAATCCACTTGGGGCATTTGGAGGAAGTGTCGGAGAAACATGGAAATATAGACCAGAGTATGAAACCGGAAAAGAAGGTATTTATTATTCATTTTTAAACGATAGATCGGGGCTATTAAAAACCACAGCATATAATCAACCGCAGACCTTTTATAATGATAGATATGCAACAACGGGTACACAAACTGGAGGTACATCTCCTATAGGAAATTTAGGTGCATCCGATTATCACAAATACTATCCAGCAAAACAAGATCCTAGAGATACTTCCACACAATATGCACCTAGTGTAAAGATACAAATGGATTCCGTCGGAATAACCGATTTTGAAATTGACCGCGCAATCGGGAGACCGGCATATAATAATTTAAAAGATTTGTATTCAAAAATGGTGGTCGCAATGCTACCATACAATCAAACTACGGGAGGCGGTCAATTTAGATCTTCTGCGGAAAGATACACAGAAAATCCGATAATAGGAGTCAACAGTAACAATAATTATGAGTCTATTCCAAATGGAACAGGTGCACAACCTACCGTAGTTGATAAATCATCTGTAGCAGAAGGTCCGTATTTAAAATATTTGAGAGAACAAGGTGGAATAGTAAATGAAATAAGAATAGACAACAGAGGGTTTGCAAAAGCGTCAAAAAAACTTAATGAAACAGGAACGCCGGACGATTACAACTTATTGACTCCAACTGGAGACATAGATGAGTTATTTTTGGCCCAAGGATCGAATCAGTCAAGAGACCTTATTTTCTTTTACTTTTACGACTTGATTAATCAAATTTATATTCCATTTAGAGCCACTCTCGGAAGCATACAAGATAACAATACTGCTGATTGGGATGACATTAAATACATGGGTCGTGCAGACAAGCTTTTTGTATATAAAGGGTTTAGCAGAGACTTAAGTTTTAATTTTAGAGTATACGCAAATAGTATATACGAGTTGGTCCCTAACTGGGAAAGAGTTAATTATTTAGTAGGATTAACTAGACCAAGTAAATACACAGACAGAGCAATAGTTACTAATGAAGAAATCTTACTATCAGAAGATCCAGACACTGCAACCACGGGGAGAGAAAGTGGATTTATATATCCGCCTATGATTGAATTCAGAATAGGAGACTTATACGTAGACCAGCCAGCTATATTAAGAAGCGTAGGCGTAACCGTTCCAGACGACGCGCACTGGGAAACACTAAGAGATAACAAATATACGTATGTATACGGAAAAGAAAAAACCATAACGCAAGATAATGTATATTCTCGACAGCTTCCAACCATGATAGATGTATCGGTACAACTAAGTGTCATTGAAAGAGAACAATCACAGACAAAAAATTATCACTTTGGTCCTCAAGTAGGATGGAGTACATTGTAATATGAATAGATATATTGAAAATGAAACTAATGTTTTTAAACGCTATGATGGTAAGCGCGTATTTAAAACAACTAGATATCCAAAAATACCTGTTGCTGCGAACGACATATATATTGTAGCAAATGAAACAGATTATCTTGACAACCTTGCACACAGGTTTTATAATGATAGTACTTTGTGGTGGGTACTTGCTCAAGCAAATGGCGTAAAAGCAACACTCAAGGCACCCACAGGACAACAAATAAGAATACCACAAAACATAGATAATATTATTCTAAAATTTAGAAGAGAAAACAACACATAATTGTTATGAGCAACGTAACTGTAGTACCGTGGGGATTGCATCCACTATCACCGTGGGTAGTAGATGAGCTTAAACGAAGGGCACGAGAATATGGGCAAAACCCTACCCCGACAGAAGCTAAACCATATAGTGGACCGAGAACTGCATGGGCGAGATTTTTTTCAAATGGGATATCTTCGCTACCAGATGCTAAAGGTAAAGACGGTTTTGTTTTGGGAGGAACATACGGGTTTAATGAAAGTTATGGATTTAACGCAGATGGAAAAATTACTATAGGAGTAGACGCAAGGGGAAATCCACATCAAATACCGTTTGATAAATCTTCTGCTCTTGGACCAAACCAACAATTAAAACAGAGAACGGATTTTCCACACCGTCCACCACCTAGCTTAGAGTCGGTGTCTTGTGAATTCAGCGGAACAAATTCTAGTTTCCCCAGCTTATGTAGAAAAATAACCATAAATTGGAAATGTTATTCTCTCGCGCAATTGAATTATCTTATTCCATATTTTTTAACTCCGAGAATAACTTGTTTAATTGAATGGGGATGGAACAATTATGATACAGTATCATTAGTAGATTTGACCGACCTAGACTGGATAAATCAAATGTTTGTTGACCCAAGTTATACGCTCGAATATATAAAAAAATCCAACGGAAATTATGACGCTGGGCTGGGGTTTATCGTAGATTACGGGTTTAAGATGAATGATAATGGTGGATATGACTGTCATACTACATTAATTAATGCAAATAAACTTATAGAAGGCGAACAAATCGCAAACAAAGATGTTACCATAAAACAGCAACAGGACTATCTTTCGGTAAAAAGTTTTCATTCTTTTGCAAACGATAACATGAAAAACATAGATTCTAAGGAAGATAAGTATAAACAACTAAGAAAAGAATTGAGGATCGGTGACAAGACCTTTGAAGAAGAAAAAAGAGTATTTAGAATACAAGATACTCCGATATCAAAGAATACTCCAAATTTTTGGTTGAGGATGGATTTAGTACAGGACATAATTAATGCATTTTTTAAAATTGAAATGCGTGGAACGCAAAATGCAATTATACGTGAACTTGATATATTGGAAACGAGAGTTTGCGCAAATCCGTTATTGAAATCGGCCAACACGAATGTATTGGTACCAAATAGGTATGCTCCTAGGTTTGTATTTGAAGAAAATAAAGGTGAAGGCACAGCCAATAATTATAAACCAGAAGATGAAAAATATAACCTTCTGTTTAAAGATAAAGTAGAAGATATCTTAAAAGAATATTATTTAGACACAACAAAATTTGACAATTTGCAAGAAATAATAAATCCAAATGGAGAATCATTTCCGGTGTATCGAGACGAGCAAGTTCTTGATTCTGACGGCAAGGTTGCGCAAAATCTAAAAGCGGGATATTGGGGACTTCTAAAAGATTTATTTATAAATGAAGAATATTTTAGAGCGCTGGTTAAAAAAAATGATTCCGTATTAAAACTAATAGAAGAACTGTTGCAAGGAATAAACCAGTCATTATGCCAGATATGTCAACTTAAACTAATACCCGCCGAATATGGAAACAGAAAATATTCCGTTTATGACGAAAATTTGCCAGGTATAGCCGTAAAAAATGATGCAAAAAATTTGCCAATAATAACTCTTGGTGCGATAGATTCTGCATTTTTGCGAGCCGCGTCGTTTGATGTAAAGCTTAGTTCGGAAATGATGAATCAGTTGGTAATGCAAAGTGCAAACCCGGAACAAGATCCAGATGGATCCACGCAGACAAAAAATGTCGCTGCTACACCTATAGTAAGCAGGTATTCCGCAGGAGACAGATTATATAGAAAAGGAGAACTACCAACGGTGGTTGTATCGGGAAATACTCCATCTGAAAGTGCCGTTGATGCTCATATCAAAAAACAGGACGAACTTGTAAAGAAACGTCAAACTCGCAGCAATAAAAACAAAAATGCTTTTTATGTATATTATGCACAAGATAAAAATAACCCAAAGAAAGATCTAGAATATTTTATATGTGAAAAAAATTCTACATTTTTGAATTATATCTTGAAACTGCCAAATAAAAAATCTCCATACTTGAATAATGCAATAATGCCAGGAACCACACTGACGTTGGAACTATTGGGAATATCGGGTGTAAACTATCTTTCTCAATTTTTGATAGACCATGCACCAGAAGCATATAATTTTGAAAATGCGGTATGGCAAATATCAGATGTCAAGCAAAATATTGAAGATAAAATGTGGATTACTACACTAGTTGCACAGGTAAGACCACTCACAGTATTATGATATACAATCAAACATTACCTAGTCAGTACGGCACGTTTCCAGAGATTGGTGAAATAACAAATATTTTAATCACCAAACCAAAACCATCCCCCGAAGATTATAACAAGGGATATATTACTCGCGTATTTGTAAAAAAGATAAATGAAAACGTGATTAATGAAATATCTTATGTGGATAAATCTTCTATTAATTTAAATTTGTATAAAACAGTCCAAGTAAAGTGGAAAATTACTGGACCAAAGAATAACATATATAAAGGCAACATTCTTGACAAAGCTGGCGTAACTGAGCAAAATAGGTTTGAGATAGATAGAATAAAAAAAGAAGAAGGTATAGATCTTTCTGGAGTATTGAACAACCCGCTTGAGTATTGGAGAGGTAACTAAAATAAGTTGACATTGTTCGCAGATATGCCATATTGCTCATGTGCATATTGTAGAAACAACCGAAGACTATAACAATCTGTGTTCAATCATAAACTCTGAACACGTTTATATCAGTGCTGTTTGTTTGGATAATCAAAAGCATGTGTCCAACAACAACATATCACTATTATTCTTCTACTTTTATGTCAGCGACGACTATTGGTGTTTGCCCATAGATCATAACGAGTGCATCTGCTTGGATAATATTCTTGAGAGCGTCAAGGTTGTATTGCGTAATGCCAAGTTTCATAACAAGATAGTTTCGGACAAGAAGAATATTGTTCAGTTGTTTGGCGAGGATTATAACTTCATAGACATAGATGTGTTTAGATTTCTTGAGAATGGCCAACTGCCGTCTGAAATTGAGACGACCAACTCGCACAGTTTCATTGATTTTCATTTCAAGAATATGTTTGATCTGAACAAGTGTGTGCCGGTATATAAGCACGCCAAAGTATTCACCAATAATGTTCAGAAGATAAAGAACATATACTTGTCTAATATTCGCGAGAAGGGATTTGTATTCACCAACAATGTTATGACTGACTTGTTTGCCAAGTTAGAGTCAAATGGATTGTGCGTGAATGAAGATTTTACTGATATTTTCGGCGAGGAACAAAATCGCCATATCAAGAACAACCTTGTATTCTCTCAATACAACCTGCTTACATCAACAGGTAGACCAAGTAATAGATTTGGCGGCGTCAATTATGCTGCTCTAAACAAAAATGATGGCAGCAGAAACTGCTTTGTAAGCAGATATGGCGACGATGGTATGCTTGTGATGATGGACTATAATGCGTTTCATCCCCGTCTTATTGCTCATCTATCCAACTTCCAAATGGACGCCGCTGAAAATCCATATGCATATCTATCCAAGTATTATTTCAACAAGTCCAATATAACTGATGAAGATATTGCCGTCGCTAAAGGATTTACATTTACACAGATATATGGCGGCATTGATAAGAAATGGATACATATTCCATATCTAAAGAAGGTGCAGGAATATATTGACCATCGTTGGAAGTTTTTTGAGGAAAATGGATATATAGAAACGCCAAAGTATGGCAGAAAAATCAAACACTGTCATATTCAAGACCCCACTCCCAATAAACTATTCAACTATATACTACAGGCGTTTGAGACAGAAATGGCAGTAGATGTGCTTGGCGAACTAATGAATTATCTAAATGATAAACAAACCAAGCCGGTGCTATATACATACGATAGCATATTGTTTGATGCTCATAAAAGCGATAAGATGCCTGTTATAAAAAGAATAAAGAGCATAATGGAACGCGACAAGTTTCCGGTAAAAGTATATGCAGGCAAGAATTATGGTGATATGAAACAGATCTCTATATAATATTTATAATAAGCGTATATCTCATATATACGAATATTTATATATCATGGAAAAAAGTAAGATTATAGAGTATGTTCTCAATGAATGGGCGATGCGTTCGCCAGATGGTTTGGCGAGTGGACATGACACCCCAGAAAATATTTCTATATTAAATGAAATACTGGCAGAACGAGATGAGATCAATCCACTTGCTTCTAAATATTTTGTAAATAAAGGAGGATCGTTAATCGCAAAAAATCATCCGATGTATCAAGACGGAACGAGCATAGAAATGATAAAGTCGGGGCAAGCGGCTAAAAAATGGCATAAAACTTTTGGCGTAAAGGCAAAATGGGATGTAAATTTTCTCACGCAAGAAAAAGGTTTTAATCAAAACTCCGCAGAAAAAATTATTGATGCATTGGATGAGCTTTCTGCACAGAATAAAATGGATTTTCTTGAACACTTGGATAATGAAACGCCGGAAAGTGCAGTAAGTTATATAAACGAGAAAATAAAACAATCGGACTTCTTGAACTTTATGAAAGCATTGGACGGTGCAAGATCGTCGGCGAAAAAAGTAGATTCTACTGGTTCTGCGGGTCGTGGAGAATATATAATTGTATTGTTGATCAAAGACGCGAAAAGTGCAGGAACGAAGTCTGGGGATATTTTGCTGGCCGATGGTAGAAAAATAGATGTAAAAGAAGGTTCTGACATTTTTAGAATAACCGTTGCGGCATTCGGTAGAGGAGGATTTGATAAAGTTCCCTACATACGAGCACTCACAGAACTCATGGAATATTGTAGAAAAGATGAATATAAGGAAGCATTGATTGATCTTTTAAAAGAATCCGGTGCAGAAGACGGTTTAGGCTCGCTAGGAAAGAAAAGAAGCGATTATACTGCAACCGAAGATTTTATAAAAAATCCTTCATTATTTAGTTTGGGAGTTTCTGTAATATATGGTTTAGAAACTTTGCGATTATATGTAAGAGGACTTTCAGAAAAAGAATATGGAACGGTTACTGGTACCGAGAAGGTAGAATTTGATTTAGACGATAGCACAAAAGTTCTTAAATTGAAAGACCTTGATGCAGAGAATGAAAAAAAGATAAAAGAACCAGCACCAGAAGGATCAACTGTTCAAATAAAAGTATCTCCAATTGAAAAACAAGCAAGAAAAATGGAAATAATAATTCCACAAATAAAAAGACTTGAGTTTTTCAAATATCATCCCCAAGTTGATAAAGACATTTACGACCCAGTTAAAGTTGCAAGTGAAATGCTCAAGGCTGTATCCTCATCGGGGGGAAGTTATACTGGCGGAATTATTTTATTCAAAGAAAATGGCACATTTGAATATGAATCAAATCTAGAAAACTGGTTTGGAGACTGGATGTTTTATGGTTATGCGCAGAGTGGACCAGTTCTTATCAAACGAAAAAGTAGCGGAGATGTACAATGAAAAATGAAATTGAAAAATTAATAGAAAACGTAATACTTGACTGCGAATCTGACGATAGAATATCGTCCGGAGTATTTGATATACACAACGCCGATCACTTGGCTGTTTTTGTAGAACGCTCTGTGCGATTTGGGTTGACCGAGGAAATAGCAGAAAATCTACTCGACACGGCAATGTTTGCAGAAGGAAAATATCCAGACCGCCAAGCTTATAACAAGGAAGGATGGTTGGTTACATTTCCATCTAAAGAATATCGTGACGCTGCAATAAAAAAAGGAACACACGCTGTATCGGACCCAACCCACGGTAAGGGTGGTATGAATCTTTACTATAAACGCAAGGGAAAACAAAGACGACAGACGGCACAGGCAACAACCTCTGTAGATCAACAAGTTAATACCGGTCAGACAGCAAAACAATCCGCGCCAGTTGCGCAACCAACAAATAAAAAAACTGTACAAACAGGAACTCCCTCGGATGCTCCAAAAGATTCTAAGCCAAAGTCGCAAGCTCCCGAAGAAGATTTGGATGTAGATTCAAGAAGTGACGCGCTATTGAAATATGCCGCAAAAAAACTTGGACCTACTTATAAAGGAAAGTATTCACAAGAACCAAGTTCGGAAGCACCAGCCGCACCAGCCGCACCAGCCTCAGCCGCCGCTCCCGCTATAGACGTTCCTGTGGTAACAACTCCTCCCGAACAATATTCTTCTGTATCAAAGAAATTTGCCGCTAAAAAAGGTTGGAGAGCGGAACCATATGGTGAATATAGAGATGTTGAAGGAAATACTGTAGCCGTTGTTGGATTGAGCGGTGAAGTTGTGCCGGTTAAGAGTGTTGACAGAGATGAATACAAAATCTTTGCAGAAAAGAACATGACGTAATATGGCAGGCAGCAACGCACAACTTCTTTGCACTTTCGCAAAGTATAATACATATCAAAACGAAATAGATGCGTTGTCTGAGTATTACAACATACTTGAAAAGAAAGTGTATGTATTACAAAACGTCGCCAATAAGGACGAAATATTTCTGACATATAATGCTGAAAAGAACGGTAGTCAGTTTTATACCAACACCATTTCTGTTCATCGTAAAAAAGAACATAATATTATATACAGCATCAATGCTCTGAATGAACTTATCAAAGAGCAGAATAACGGTATAGTATCAAATACATTTCAGATAAACTGGGAACAATATAAGAACTCATTCATTACTGCCAGAGAAGGCAAAATAAAAGTCACGCCAACACGGTTGATGAAAATTTATCAGATAAGTTAAGCATAAACTTTCTTTAGTTTATAGTTATAGATACTTAACGAATGACTGATTAACGATTGAAAAAATAGCCAACGGCTTCTTATAGATTGACGATTATCATTTATTGAGTCATAGTATTCAACATTGACCGAGTTGAGTATTTTCAAATTGGTCAAAACACATTAACAATTAACGAATAAATAATTATGTCATTAGACCTTAACAAAATTAAGTCGCGTCTTGATTCGCTCAAGAGCACACAAAACAAGACCACCGCCGTGTGGAAGCCAACACCGGGCAAGAACGTAATCCGAATCGTTCCTTATGCTCACAATCCTGAAAATCCGTTCATTGAACTGCTTTTCCACTATAATATGAACGGTAAGACATATCTGTCTCCTGCTTCATTTGGTCGCCCCGATCCTATCGTTGAGTTTGCCAACAAGCTCAAGAAGAGCGGAGACAAGGAAGAGTGGAAGACTGGTCGCTCGCTTGAGCCCAAGCTTCGTACATATGTACCTGTTCTCGTTCGTGGAGCAGAGCACGAAGGTGTGAAGTTCTGGGGTATGGGCAAGCAGGTGTATCAGGAAATCTTGAGCATTATTGCTGATGCTGACTATGGCGATATTACTGATCTGCGTGCAGGTCGTGACATTGTCGTGGAGTTCAAGACTGCCGAAGAAACTGGCAAGAGCTTCCCCGAGACCACAATTCGCGTAAAGCCAAATCAGACTCCCGCGTTTGACCCTTCTGATGCCGCCATCAAGGAGAAGGTCAAGAACCAGAAGAACGTGACAGAACTGTTTCCGGAACTGTCTTACGAAGAACTGGCCGCTGTAATGGATACTTGGTTGAACTCTTCGCAGGAAGCTGCTGAAGATGGCGAGACTGTTTCCGCCACTGCTGCTACTACTGAAGCAGAACCCGCCGATGTTCCTGCACCAAAAAGTGCTACGACCAAGGCTGCGGTCAAGGCTCCTTCCAGCACTAAGGAAATTGCTGACGAATTCAACAATTTGTTCAACTCGTAAGTTGAACATAGTAGTAGAATAAATGATGAGAAGATGGTGCGCCAGATGGAGTACTGGCGCACCATTACTCAAACATACTATCATATATGAAAAAGAAAACTATTGAACACGAGATTGAATCATCTCGCGATGAACTGGCAGAAGCATTGGCTGACTCCATCAATAAGAACAGCGACGGCAAAGTTGCTTTCTTCCTTGATGCAGAAGATGATCCTTCGCAAATTACTGACTGGGTTTCTACCGGAAATAGTCTCGTTGACTTGACTATTGCCAATCGACCAAATGGTGGATTGCCTGTAGGTAGAATTACTGAACTGACTGGTCTTGAAGCATCTGGTAAGAGCCTTATGGGCGCTCACCTGCTTGCTGAAACTCAAAAGAAGGGCGGACTGGCAGTATTCATTGATACAGAAACTTCCGTATCTACGGATTTTCTAACAGCCATTGGTGTAGACGTTCCAAAGATGCTATACATCAATGTTGATACAGTAGAAGATGTTTTTGATAAGGTTGAAGAAATCATCACTCTTGTTCGCAAGAGCAGCAAGAATCGTCTTGTGACTATTCTGGTTGACTCTGTTGCCGCTGCTTCTACCAAGAAGGAACTGGCAAGCGATCACGGTGCGGATGGTTATGCCACCGGCAAAGCCATTGCTATCAGCAAGGCGATGAGAAAGATCACAGGACTTATTGCTAAACAGCGTGTATGCTTGTGCTTTACCAATCAACTTCGTCAAAAGGTAGGATTTGTTGGACTTGGCGATCCTTGGACAACCAGTGGTGGTAAAGCCATTGCGTTCCACGCTTCGCTTCGCCTACGTCTAAAGCAGTTGAATCAAATCAAAAACGCTGATAAACAGACGGTTGGTATTCGTACCAAGTGCACTGTTGTCAAAAATCGTATGGGACCACCTATGCGAAGTGCTGAATTTGACATCTACTTTGACCGAGGCATCGACAACTTCAGCAATTGGTTGGAACATCTCATTGAATGGGATATTGTAACCAATGCCAAGAAGCCAAAGGTTGCAGGTGAAAAGAAGACAAAGAAGCAGTTGGAAGAAGAAAAAGAAGAAGATAAGAAGGCAAAGAACCTACAATTCATTATGCCTGTTGAAGGTAAAGAACCCGAGACAGTTGTATTTGAAAAGAAGGACTTGCCCAAGCTGCTCAAGGACAGACCAGAGTGCAGAGACTATCTTTATAACAAACTCGTTGAGAACTTTGTTATGAAGTATAAGGCTCCTAACTCTGAAATGGCTGATGACGTTGAATACGACGAAGCATCAGAAGGAGCAGACGACTAAAATGATCGTGTGGAGTGAAATACCTCCACACGGTTTTTATTATTACGAAAGGAAACATATGAGCGAAGATGCACACGACATAAATAATCAGATAGAAGAAACGGCTATTGAGCCAAAGAATAAATTAAAAAAGACCAAGGCAGAAAAAAAGCCTAAAGCTAAGAAGACAAAGGTTGCAAAAACCCCAAAAGTAAAATTGACCCCTTTGACTGAAATGTCCTATGAGGACTTTGAAAAGCTTCTGGCAGAAAAGGGCGAAGAGGGCGTATTTGAGATGTATGCAGACGAAATCCGAGAACACGGCGATTGGATTTGGCGTGAACAAGATCGCGGAGGACCAATGTATGAACTAGACAGTTGCATCCGAATGGCCGAACAAGAACTGTTGGATGGTCTCTGGGGTCCAAGAGAAGAAGATATATAAAAATAATCATATGGAGTGAAATACCTCCATATGGTTCACAATAATAGATTTATATGATGTTTGACAGTAATACCTAATATTTATTAATATATGAAAAATCAAACATTTATTCCGAGCGATCAATTAATTACATCATTATATGAGGAGTTCAAACGAGACGATACTATTATTAGTATGATGGCATTAAGAAAAAAAAACAATTTCGGTTCTAAGACGGGAAGAAAGGTTCAGTTGGCTATTTACAAAAAGTATGGAGAAAACAATATAAAGAAAATATGCTTGAGTAGGTGTGGAAAAAGTAGAAGAGCAAAATCTAAAGGAACCTACAAACCATCGCCAGAAACAATACAAAAAAGAGCTAAAGCAATAAAGCAATCGTATATCAATGATCCAAAACTTATAGAATTGAGAAGAAAAAACGCATACAATACGATAGTGGGAAGGAAACAGACGGACGAAGAAAAAGAAAAACGTGCCAATTTGTTGCGAGGAAAAAAAAGGAGTCAAGAAACGAAACTTCGCATGTCTTTGGCGAAAAAAGGAATTCCTCTGTCAGAAAAGCATAGAAATAGTCTAATAGGAATATCCAGAAAGAAAGTAAATAGAAGTTATCCGAGAAGCGAAGAAACAAAAAAGAAGTTATCTATCATAGCAAAACAACAATGGAAAGATGGTATTCATACACCGACATATAGGTCAAAAGGTCAAATGGAGATGGAATACATTATTAAAACGATGGGGTATAACGTCGAACCCGAATTTATAATAAATGGACGACCATACGATACTTATATACCCGCAAAAAATCTGTTGGTGGAATATAATGGAACATATTGGCACAGAGATCCTCGTTTCTACAAAATTACGGAAGAAGTAAAGTTAATACACCGGAAAGATGCCGAAAAAATAAACTTGGCAAAATCCCACGGATATGATATAGTAGTTGTTTGGCAACACGACTGGGAAAGTTGCGTGGATAAAAAACAATATCTTAAAGATATTTTAAACAAACATGGAAAACAAATATAAATCAATTTTTGATAAAATAAAAAAAGAACACAATACATCGTCGTCCTCGGGATCTAAAAAATTAAACGACGACATATTGGTGGTTGATGGGCTGAACCAGTTTATAAGAACATGGATTGCCGTACCTACGTTGAGTGCAAACGGTGACCACGTTGGCGGAGTAACTGGATTTCTTACCAGTCTTGGATATGCTATAAAACTATTACGTCCTACAAGAGTTATTGTAGTATTTGACGGTAAAGGCGGAAGCCAACGCCGCCGAGACATATATCCAGAATATAAGAACAATCGTAAAGTATCTGTTCGTGTAAATAGAGCATATGAAGAAATGAGCGATCCTAAGACAGAACAGGAAGCGATGATAAATCAAATGGTGAAACTGATTGATTTTCTTCGCAGCCTGCCTGTAAGTGTAATTTCTATTGATTATATAGAAGCAGACGACGCTATTGCTTATATTGCCACACAGATGTATTCAACATCCAAGATTACCATAATGAGTGGTGATAAGGATTTTATTCAACTTATCAACGATAGAGTATGTATCTGGAGTCCTATCAAAAAGAAGATATATGGCGTGCAGGATGTAATCAATGAATATGGCGTTCATCCTACCAACTTCATTTACTATCGTATATTAGAAGGCGATAGTTCTGATAATATTGATGGCGTCAAGGGAGTTGGACTCAAAACTGCTATCAAATGCTTTCCTATGCTTACAGAAAACAAAGAAACTTCAGTCGAAGAACTATTGCTTCGTGCCAAGGATTGTATAAACGAAAAGAAGATATATTCAAGTATTGTGGAACATTCCAAGATCTTGAATAGAAACTATATGCTTATGCAACTAAAGAACCCAAGTTTTGCAGGTTCGTTGCAAATGAAAATATCTGATGCTGTAGAGAATGTATATGACTACAACAAGTTTCATTTTATACAAAAACTTACAGCACACGGTATGCACTCCACTATACCAAACTATCATGTATGGTTGCAGGAAGTATTCTATCCTTTGCACGTTATGGCAAAAACTGAATAATTTTTCTAAATCAAATTGACGAAACTCCAAATGCGTCGTAATATTCTAAACATCATCATTTATGGCTCCAGTAATCATCGACAATCTACACAAATATGGTCTTGAATTTCAAGTCAAGATCATCGCAAGCATCCTTACGGACAAGACGTTTCTTGAACGTGTTGTTGACATCATAGAGATTGATGCCTTTGAGAACGAGGCACATCGCTGGATTGTAAAGGAAATCATTCAATATCACGCGGAATACAAGGACTTGCCTACTATGCAAGTTTTCAAGGT